CACATTATACCAAATCAAAAGTTAATTTCCCACCATTGGTGTAAAATGTATGTGGTGATAAGCCATGGTCTTGTAAACACTTAGTAACAATTTCTTTCATTACAGTGGAGTTACCAGTTATGATAGTTCCTTGGGGAATGTTGTTCTGCATACATTCCCATACAAACATATCAACTTTTCTAGCGACTTCTTCGTGTTTAACACCATGTAAATCTATTTGCATGACTCAATAATATCTAAAATTTTATCAATACACGCTACTTGTGTTTCATGTAGCAATTCTCTCGCTTCTTCAAGGGTAACCCATTTAAAAGCATCCATTTCTGGGAACCCACCACGTTCATCTGGAACGTTTGAGTTACATTTTAACTCTTGTTTATCCCAATCAAATTTTGAATCCGATTTTTCTAAGAACAAAAAAGGATATAAAATTTTCTTTTTATGGCTGTAATTAACAGATTGCATTGGGAAAATTTGAAACTTTGTAGTTTCAGCCAAATTTAAGTTAGTTTCCTCGTAAGTTTCACGCAAGGCACCTTCCAAAAATGTTTCATTTTGTTCAACCTTTCCTTTTGGAATACTCCAGAAGTTAGGTTTATGGTTTGTTGGGTGAGCTACCAATAGCTTTTTATCTTTCCTAACAATAAAAAGCCCAGCTGCTATTGTCTTTGCCATGGTTAAATAAGTTTTGCGCCTACACTGTAGTTGTCTAATTGAATAGAACCATTTGCATTACCAACAACAATCATAGCTTCACTGGTAATACCCATCATTTTAGATGGTTTAAGGTTCATGATAAACGGTATTTGAAGACCGATAAATTCATCTGGGTGGAAATTAGCACCCAAATTGGTTACAACTGTTTTTTCATCACCTTCATTGATGCCGAATATGACTGTAAGTTTTAAAAGCTTATCGCTTTTTGGTACACGTTCAGCGGCAATTACTTTACCGATACGTATATCTAATTTTTTTTCTATCTCTAAAAATTCAGAGAATTCAATTTCGTTTTTAGTTGTCATTTTCAATGTGGTAATTAATTTTTAATAAATCAATTTGTTTTAAATTCTCAGTCATAGCACGAGTTACAACATCACAATTATCATTGTTGATGGAAGCGGCTAAAACTTTGTTTGAGTTTTCTAAAGCATTCACAATATCTTGTAAAACGCTATAAGGTACTTTATACATTAAATTAAACCTTTTTCGATTAACATTTCTTCTACTTTAACCCAATCAACAAATGGTCTAGGTGAAATACTAGGGTCCATTTTTAATGGGCAACCTAATGCGCTATCATCAATCATTAATGGAGCATAGCTTTTAGGTGATGTCGTCCAATTCTTTTGAGTTGGATTCGTTTGGATTCCATATAATGGAATTCCGTTATCTTTAAACCAATTAACAGCATCGGTTAAACCATGATTATCAACTGTTCCATCTAACTTTGTAAAATTGCTACCATCACTTCTCATCGTGAAAAGTATAAGTCTGTGACCACGTGCAACCAATTTCTTCAAAACTTCAACGGCACCAATATCGTGTCCGACTCTTGGATAGTCATGTGTAACAACAGTTCCATCAAAATCGATGTTACATTCTATTGTTTGATTCTTAAAATTATTCATAATATTTCCAAATAAACTTGTTACTAGTTTTATTTTTACCTTTTAAACACTGGCAAATTGCACTCACACTAAACCCTAATTCACGTTCAACTGCAACAGCGCTTTCCCATTTTTTTATTAATTCCATATCTAGACTATATTGTAATATAGGTTTTTTAGATGGGTGTTGGTAACCGTTTTCATATAATTTTTTATGTGTTTCACTCATTTTTAATTTTGATTCTTCACTAAAATCTTTCTTTTTAGTCCAATGTTTATCACCACCTTGTGCTTCACTTTTTATTTTGTTTCGCCATTCTGGGTGTTTTAACCCTAAATTAGCTAACCTAACTTTTTCTTTTGTTTCCTCACTACGTTTAACACCTAATGATGAATTTGCAACTAGATTAATATTATATTCTGGTTTTTCTTTATCAATATAATATTGTTCTCTATTTATCAAATTATTTTTATCCTCTACTAACTCAATAACATAAAAAATAAAATTATCTTTCCCATGTTTATTAAATGAACGTTGTAATTTAATATTTTTGTGTTTTAAATTATTTAACTCACTAAAATGTCTGTTTTTTCGTTTAAAAACATTTATTGATGACCCGATATATTTTTTACCGTTTACCAAATTTTTAATACAATAGATACCACTTTTTAATTCCATATTTATATTTTACTATAAATATGTTAAAATAATCAAAAAGTCCGACACCCATCAAAGTCAATATTTATCTCTATCGTATTCATGTTACAAAGGTACTATTAATTTTTCATAGATGCAAGTAAAAAATAAAAAAGGTGCTAATTTTTTTTTAGCACCTTTCTATTTAAAATGTTGTGAACTCACCATCAATAAAATTGATGTGTTGCGCTCGTCCATCATTGTGGATTACAACGTGCGATTGTAACCACGAACTAGCACCTCTATTGTATCCAACTCTTAGCTTGGTACTAGTACCAACAGCCAAAGCACCATCTTTACGACCTGGAGAATGATAATGTCCGACAACAATTTTAGTGTTCAGTTTTCTAAATTGTAGCAAAGAACCACGACTACCGTTGGAACCAATATCACCATGTTGCCCAAGCTCCCAATTTTTAACTCGGTAAGAAGCACTTCTACCTAGTGTTATAAATTTAGGGTAACGTTCGTTGATTATGCTAGGAATCACACCTTTAACATTGTAAGGGTCATTTGCATATTGCTCTAACAACATATCAGACATTTTCATGTAAAGTCTAGAATTCTTATATGTTGGTTGTTTTTTCCAGTCTTCATTCTTAAGCCAACGGTCTAAGAAATCATCATGGTTACTTCTAACAATAACAACGTTTTCAAATTGTTCAAACGCTTTTAACGAATCCAACATGAAATCGATTTCTTTACCCAAATCGTTAGTACCGTTAACTTCTTTACCGTACTGAATAAATGGGTCTTTCATTTCGTGGTGACTAATTGAATTACCATCAAAAACATCATGTAAAACAACGTGCTTTGGTTTTACTTTTTCAAATAATTTCATAGTCGTGTCCAAAACAACTTGGTCATGGTGACCGTAGTGAATATCACCCAAGATAGCAGCTGCGAATTCTTTAACTTCCGATACTTCACCTTTTTCTACTCTGTAATATAAATCAGAGAAATTACCAGTTTTATCATCGGCAGTTACTTGGCGAACAAAAAATGTTTCATCGTCTTTTATTTCAACAACTACAAAACCAAATGTGTGGTGGAATTCACCAGTTTTACCAGACTTAGAATCTGTGTAATTCTTTTTGGTTACCGCACCAGTTGTAAGCATCATTTTAGGTTTGTTACCTTCTAAAACAGGTATCATTTCTAATTGTACTTTTGGGCTACCAAATACACATGAGTTAACACCACTTAATGCTTGTAACCCAGTCATTGGATTAACTGCGGTAGGTTGAATCTTAATATCAGATAGTATTGACACATACTTATGGATGTCATGTCTGTTAGCATCTAGGTAATCTACCACTTCTTCATGCCAAAACTCATCCATTTCTTGTTCAGTTGTCCATATACTAGTAGGATTTTTATATCTACCAGCGATAATATGGATGTCTGCATTGATAAATTTAGCGTAGGCTTCAATATTTTTCATCAAACCAGTATGAACAGGTGTATTATTTTGAGCCCAACTAATAATAAAACGTTTTTTAGTCCCGTCATGGACTCTTGCTTTGGCTTTTACGTACTGTTCTGGTTCAATTTCAGTTTTTTCTTTGAAACCTAACCTTTCAGAACACCATTTTCTAACGGTTCTCTCCGATTTACCGAAGAATTTAACTAGAATATTCATTCTTTCATCCCATGAAAGTGATTTATCTTGATAAACTCCCTTGGCATAGTCGATATCGTTACTTGTTAAGTCTTTAAAATTCATTTGTTTGTTTTAAATTCTCGTTATTTTGTACAAATATACGAAATTTTATGTATATTTGCAACATTAATCCCTACTATTCTGTAACAGTAGGGATTAACTTGTACAAATATTCAGTCTCTTGAGTGAATATAGGTGTGTTGTAGTCTGGTAACCACTTATTTCTAAGTGCTTCTTCACCATTAGGCCCTT